AACTTAACTAACGAACAAAAAACTAAAGTTGTAGAAAACTTAGACAGAACTAGTTCTGTTAGAGAAGTAAAATTGGTTTACGCAACGTTAGCTGAATCGATGAATTTCACAGGTACTGAAAAGAAAACTAAAAGAGTTGTAGCAGAAGCTGCTGCATCTAAACCGGTTTCTTCAACTGCACCTAAGAAAGATATCATTTCGGAGAACACTAATATGATGGCTGAGAGATTTAAGCAATTGGCTAACATTAAGTAATTAATAACAAACAAACATTAAAAAAAAGAAAATAAAATGGCAAATTTTGATTTATCTAAGTTAATGGAAGGAAAGAACCCACAGGCAGTAATGTTGTCTGAAACTCGTCAATTGAAGAGTAAGTGGGATGCAACTGGACTTCTAGAAGGCTTAAACGCAAAAGAGCAAGGCGCAATGGCCGTAATGCTCGAAAACCAAGCAAAACAATTGCTTGATGAGGCAACTCAAACTGGTACTGCAGCTAGCTCGGAAGAGTGGAGTGGTGTAGCTTTACCTTTAGTAAGAAGAATCTTTGGTGAGATTGCTTCTAAAGAATTCGTTAGTGTACAACCTATGAACTTACCTTCTGGTCTTGTATTCTATCTAGATTTTAAATATGGTACTGCTCAAGGTGGTAACCCTGCATTCTCTGGTCAATCACTTTTCGGTGGTACTGGTGCTGATGCTGGTTCAACTGATGCAGCTGTAAATGGTTTATATGGTGAAGGAAGATTCGGATATACTGCAAATGATGTAACTGCATCTACTGCTGTTGCTTCAGTAACCTTTACTTCAGCTTCTTGGGCTGATGTAGGTTTTGACGCTTCTTTATCAGCTTCTATCGCTGATGGTGAAGTTGTAAAAGCAACTTTCGCTAAACCAGCAACTGCTGATGTAGATGGTGTACGTTCTTTCAATATCGCTAACGGTGAGATTGCAACTAACTTAAACCAATTCCATAGTGTATCTGGTAACAACTTAGTAATGATGGTATCGGCTTCTGCTGGTCTTGAAACTGCTAAAGCTGGTAACGTTGAATTAACTTACTCAGTAGTTCCTACTGATTACGCTAGAGGTGATTTCGAAGATGGTAAAAACGCTGGACAGATTGCAGGTAATGCTGGTGCTGTTGGTACATCAATCGATATTCCTGAAGTTGATTTAGAATTGAAGTCTGAAGCAATTGTTGCTAAGACTAGAAAACTAAAGGCTGTATGGACTCCTGAATTGGCGCAAGACCTTAACGCTTACCACAGTATTGATGCTGAGGCTGAATTAACTTCTATGTTATCTGATTACATCTCATTAGAGATTGATTTAGAAATCTTAGATATGTTAAAGTCTAACGCATTGACTACTGAATACTGGTCAGCAACTATCGGTGAAGAGTACAACGCTTCAACTGGTGCTTGGTCTGGTGCAGCTTCAGGAATGGCTTACCAAAAGAATACATGGTTCCAAACTTTAGGTACTAAATTAAACAAAGTATCTAATAAGATTCACCAATTGACATTAAGAGGTGGAGCTAACTTCGTAGTTGCTTCTCCTGATGTATGTACAATTTTAGAATCTATCCCTGGATTCACTGTATCTGCTGATAAAGATGCTTCATCTTTCGCAGCTGGTGTAACAACAGTAGGTGCTATCGCTAATAGATACACTGTGTACAAAAACCCTTACATGACTTCAAACGAAATCTTGTTAGGATTTAGAGGTTCAAACTTCCTAGAAACAGGAGCAGTTTACGCACCTTATGTACCATTAATTATGACTCCATTGGTGTATGACCCAACTAACTTCACTCCTAGACGTGGTGTTATGACAAGATACGCTAAGAAAATGGTTCGTCCTGAGTACTATGGTCGTATTTTTGTTAAAGATTTAGCTTCTATCTAATAGGAACTTAATTTTATAGAATTAGAGGGATAGGAAACTATCCCTCTTTTTTTATGCTTTGTAACTGTCTGACTATCAGACATCTATGATAGTGAACACGTAAACAAATTAATGAGTTATGTATAGATTCCATATTTAAAAAACCTATTCTTCTTTTTCTTTATATTTATAGATAAGTTAATCAAGAGAGGAATAGTAAATGGCAATAGAATACATATATCCGGGTTCATCATCGTTCTCAGTAGGAGATACTCCATTTGGTACATTTGATAGTGATGCAGTTTTTCAAACTGATGCTCCTAAAATTGCCAATTGGTGTGCAAAAAGATTGGGATATCCAATACAAAACGTTGAATTAGTAGATGAAAGTTTTTACTCATGCTTTGAGGAGGCAACTGCGGAATATGCGGCACAAGTAAACCAATTTAATATCAGAAATAACCTCGATGTACTTAAAGGTGTACCAACAGGTGAAAATTATTCACAAAAATTAGTAGAGGGTTCTTTCTTACCAACATTGATTGGTATTTCTGATGCCTATGGTACTTTAGTTGGTGTGGGTGGTAATACTGATATAAAAACCGATTACATTGAAGTTGTGGCTGGACAGCAAACATATGATTTGGAACTATTCGCTAGTTCTTCTGAAAATGGTAATCGTATTGATGTAGTTAAAGTATTCCATGAAGCAACCCCAGCAATCAATAGATTCTTTGACCCTTATTCAGTAAGTGGACAAGGTACTCTTAACTTAATAGATGAGTTTGGATTCGGTTCATTCTCACCAGCAGCACAATTTATATTGATGCCTGTTTATGAGGATATACTTAGAATTCAAGCAATTGAATTTAACGATGAAATTCGCAAATCAGCACATTCATTTAATATTACAAACAATAAATTACAAATATTCCCAATACCAACTACAAATGGTAGAATGTTTTTTGAATATTTTGTAAGAAACGAATTTGTTGAGAATTCAACAACTATAAAACCTGATGTAATTTCAGATTACTCGAATGTTGGATATGATTTCATTCCATATCAGTACATAAATGATGTTGGTAAACAATGGATTAGAAAATATACACTTGCTCTTACAAAAGAACTCTTAGGTGCAATTAGAGAAAAATATAGTTCAGTTCCAATTCCAGGTTCTGAAATATCTTTAGATGGTGCTGCTTTACGAGCTGAAGCCCAAACTGAAAAAGATAATTTGATTGAACAATTAAGAGAAAACTTAGAAGAGTTGAGTAGAAAGACTCAATTTGAAATTAGAAACAATGAATCTAACTATCAACAAGAGATGTTGAGAAAAGTTCCATTATCGATTTATACTGGATAAGAAAATATGCCAAGATTTGCATTAGATAGAGATATAAGATTTTTTGAAGGAATCTCAAAGGAATTGGTGGATGCGGTTATAGAAACAACTGTAATCCTATTTAAACTTGCCATTGAGGATTTATCAACAAATCTATATGGTGAATCTCTAAACAAAACATATTACCAAGGAACTGAATGTTCTACTGTAATTGATAGAGATGATAGTAGTGTATCATATGAAGGTTTCGGCTCAGATTCAGGTCAGAATGTAGAATTCAGATTTAATCGCTTTACGTTGAAGGATAAGAACTTCTATCCTGAGATTGGTGATATTATAATGCATAATGATGCATATTTTGAAATCGATAATGTAAGAGAGGACCAGTTAATTGGTGGACAGAGTTCTGAGAAATTCTCAATTGTATGTTCAACATTTATGACTAGAAGAAGTTCTATTCAAACTGAAATGAGAGTTATTTAATGAATAAAAAAGAAACAAATAGAGCAAATCAAATAAGTATCAGTAAGGAGTTCACTAAAGGTGTTCAACTTATTGATATAGATACAACTATTGCTGAATATATGGTTGATTCTATTATTCCAAATGTTGAAGAAAATGGTAATCAAGTTAAAGTACCCCTTTTATATGGCAACGCTGAACGTTGGAATAACGCACGAACAAAGGGGTATTTAAGAGATAGTAGGGGTAAGATTCAATTACCATTGGTAATGTTTAAACGAAACTCCATTGATAGGCAAGATGGAATGGCTCAGTTTAAAGATGTAAACACATTACCAGCTTATAAAAAATACTCCAAACATAATAGGTACGAACGATTTTCAATTCAAACTGGTGCAAATAGAGCAACTGAACAATATGAAATTTCAGTACCTGATTATGTAACTGTAACTTATGAGGTAATGATTTGGACATCATTTACCGAACATATGAATTCTATTGTAGAACAATTCCAATATGCAACTGATAGGTATTGGGGAACTGAAAATGGTTTTAAATTTAGAACTAGAATTGATTCATTTGATAACCAACAGGAAGTTGGAGAGGGTTCAGAGAGAGTTATTAGAACATCATTTACAATGGTAACAAATGCATACCTACTCCCAGAAACTTCGGATGATAAACCAACTGTTAAAAAATCATTTACTCCTAAGAAAGTAGTATGGGGTGTGGAAACTGATTTAACTGGTACATCATTTACTAACCCTAACATATATAATGAATATCAATCGGTAATTGACTTTGTTGCAATTAGAAGTTCACAAAGAGCTGAATTTACTAATTCTACAACTGTTAAATTAACAAACGTAAGATTACCAATATTACCTGTTGAATTAATAGGTTCATTTGATACGGCAAATTGGTTTAGAGTTTACATTAATTCAGAATTTAAACCATCAACAACTTACACATATTCTTTTAATGGTACCGATGATGAAATCATATTCACATTTGTTGGATTAGGATTTAATTTAGATGCTGATGATGAAGTTGATATTGTTGGAAAATACGAACAATTATGAATATAAAGACTCTTAAAAATATAATGAAAGAGGTTAATCAACCTAAAGAATTTAATATGACTTATGTGAATTTAACACATGAGTTATATTGGATTTATAAGGCAACCAATTGTAGATTAAAAACTTTAGATAGTAGATTAGAATCTAAACGAAAAACTGATAGTAGATTTGATGTATTTGTAAATGGTGGTTATATTGCCCCAAGAGATTATAAATTTGAGCAAGTTGGTAATGATTTTCACATAAAGTTTATAAGAAACTTATTTCCACCATATATATTAAATTCAAATGACCCTTCATATACTGAGGATGGTAATGGGAATCCAAATACTCCTTGGAGTTTTGAAGAAAGTGATGAGGTTAAGATAGAGGGGGATTTAGAAAATATATCATAATGGCTAGAAAAAAACCAATAGTAAATATAGGTAGTACTCAGAAAAAACGAGATAGAGAATTCTT